GGAGCTGGTGTTCACCGCCGGCAGTGCCACGGTTACTCCGAAACTGAATGGAGTGGCTGGCCCGGCATTCCAGGTTATAAAAGACAGTCTGACACTGGGGCTGAATGCGCTGACGCTGACGGATGTTACAAAAAATGCAGCGTATGGCGTTGAGATAGAAAGTCTGGTGCTGGAGATAAATGCACCGGCAGCATAATAAAAAAACAGCCAGTACTGACTTTCGTCGGAGAAGTACTGGCTAAGAAGGATAGTTGGGTTTCACATGATACTTATATCTGGCAGTACATTTTCTGACAGACAGTGATGGGTGTTGTCAAGATATTGTGTCATTTATAACCTGAATCAGGGGGGGGGAGCCGGAATGTTATCTGGCATTTTTAGCAGAGCCTGAATGCCATAATCACGGCTCCCGGCGTTGGCCGTCAGTGGGCGACACTGGCGGCTTTTTGTTTTCCTTTACTTTCATTTTCTGTCGGCGGTGACGGAGACATACATCAGATGGAAAAAATCACAACGGGTGTGTCATACACCACGTCAGCGGTGGGGACGGGATACTGGTTACTGCAGCTGCTGGACAAAGTCTCTCCGTCCCAGTGGGTGGCGATAGGTGTGCTGGGGAGTCTGCTGTTTGGCCTGCTGACGTATCTGACTAACCTGTATTTCAAAATCAGAGAGGACCGTCGCAAGGCTGCCCGGGGAGATTAGGTGATGAACCATGAAGAAATGAATCAGCGCTTCAGTCGTCTGGAAAATGAAATTGCTGAACTGAATAAAAAACTGTCGACGCTGATGCCTTCTGAAGATGAAAAAAAACGCCGCGATGAGCAGTTTGCTGCGTTTGACGATTATTGTCGGAAAGTGATGAGCAGAAATCTCTCAGAGTGTTTCAGTATTCATAATGATAATTTCAGTAACCTGGAATGGGAGTGTAACCGGCCATCCTTTGTTGTATCCGGTGATGCCGGGAAAATAACCATCTCAGAAAATGGGAAAGTAACACCTCCATTGCACCAGCACAGTGAGGAGCTCATTGAATTTGCCATTGATTACCTGAAGAACAATAAAAAGCAGGGGCTGATGAAGCGCGTTGGCCGTTGCATGGGATATCTTCAGGTAGCCGCTGAGATTGAAGCGCTGGCCAGTGGTGCTGATAAGGATGCAATTGTGCGGGAGGCTCTTCTTCGTGATTTTAATACTCCCCCCTTTAAAAAAGTGCCGGCTTACTGGCTTCATCCGGGGCTGACTTATCTTAAAGTGCGTATTTAGTGGGCCAGGGACAGCGGCTGAATATTTAATATATCCATGAACACCAAAATCAAATACGGCCTGTCGGCTGCCGTTCTGGCGCTGATTGCCGCTGGTGCGCCTGCGCCTGACATTCTCGACCAGTTTCTGGATGAAAAGGAAGGTAACCACACCACGGCATACCGTGATGGCGCGGGTATCTGGACCATCTGTCGCGGTGCCATTCTGGTGGATGGTAAACCTGTCGTCCCGGGCATGAAGTTGTCGAAGGAGAAATGCGACCAGGTTAACGCCATCGAACGTGATAAGGCGCTGGCATGGGTGGAGAAAAACATCAAAGTGCCATTGACCGAACCCCAGAAAGCGGGGATCGCGTCATTCTGTCCGTACAACATTGGTCCCGGTAAGTGTTTCCCGTCGACGTTTTACAGACGAATTAATGCTGGTGATCGCAGGGGAGCATGTGAGGCGATTCGCTGGTGGATTAAGGACGGTGGCAGAGACTGCCGTATTCGTTCAAACAACTGCTACGGTCAGGTATCCCGTCGTGACCAGGAGAGCGCGCTGGCGTGCTGGGGTATCGACAGATAAGCAGAATATTTTGCTGAAAAATAAGGCATGGCCACGCGGGCGGATAACATGAAATCCTGCGAACTGGCGAAACGTAAGTGAATAAAAGTAAAAACCCCGTTTGTTGGCACCAAGCGGGGTTTTGTGTTTCTGACCTTGAGTAAGGCAAGGGAGAACATGGCGAAGTATAAACGAATTCTGTTGAGGTTGACCATGAAAAACGGCCTTGAACTGAAAGCGCCTGTAACTGATGACATCAGCAGAGCACTGGCTTTTGCCATTAAGTGGGTGGCGGTCGGTGTTGCTGTGTCCCCGATGCTGTATGGGCTGGCAAAACTGGTCATTGCGTTGAAATCGTGAAGGGAGGATTAAGCATGTCAGACAAACTCATAACGCTGGCGAAGATCCTCTGTGTAATTGTCGGCATTTCATTTTCACTAATGCTGGTTGCTCTTTTTCTTTCCATGGCCTGGATGATGTTGTCTTCGTCGGGGCTGCTGGGGTGAACATAAACCGAATGCTTTCCGCGTTTATCGTTATTCTGCTGGTGGCCTGTGGTGCGCTGTGGATGGCAACAGACCATTACCGTGATAACGCGATTACCTACAAAGCGCAGCGCGATAACAAAGCCAGTGAACTGAAGCTGGCGAACGCAACCATTACTGATATGCAGGTGCGCCAGCGCGATGTTGCTGCGCTCGATGCAAAATACTCGAGGGAATTAGCCGATGCGAGAGCTGAAAATGAAACTCTTCGCGCTGACGTTGCCGCTGGTCGTAAGCGCCTGCGGATCAACGCCACCTGTCCAGGCTCCGTGCGTGAAGCCCCCACCACCTCCGGCGTGGATAATGCAACCGGCCCCCGACTGGCAGACACCGCTGAACGGGATTATTTCATCCTCAGAGAACGGTTGATGACAATGCAGAAGCAGCTGGAAGGGGCGCAGGAATATATCCGCACTCAGTGCACTAAGCTGGCTTTTTATTATCCGGAGGATATATGAAGAAATTACTGGTAACCGTAAAGCCTTTTCAGGGAACAATTCTGTTCCGTATTTTGCAGCGTGGTCGTGTTCTTGTTGAAGGTTCGTTCAGTGGTAAATGTACGCAATTACACTCCCGGACCTTTCAGGTGAATGCCACGAATGAAGAGCTAACCGTTGAGTGTACGATGAATGCCGCTAAATGCCGCATGGTATCCGCTGCATTACAGCCAGTGTGTTGAGCGACCTTATTATCCATGCGCGGTATTGTCGCCGTATTCCCGCATTAACAGAGACCGCAGCCCGACCGGGAGACTCCTCTTCGCGAGTGTGCGGGGATAATCAAAAACGATACACACCGGGGTTTACCGCGTTAACGGAGCGCGGCGTTGCCCCTCATAGTCGCCTGTCCGGTGCGATGGTGGAAGAAGCCGGACGATGTGTTACCTCGCAAGCCCTGTTATGTGTCTGATTTGTGATTTAAGTCGGATAATTGTCGTTGCCATCAAGCAGAGGATTGATGACCGACAGGGTGGCATTGTTAGAATAAGACTTATTCTTATCTGTGCCGGGAATGAAAATGAAAAGAAATCTTCCGTTAATTATTTTGTTGTCTTCTCTGGTTATGGGCTGTACGCAACATAAAACAGATATGCCCCGACAATTGGTGAAGGCATTACCACAATATCCGGCCTATGCAGCGGCAAATTATATAAAGGGACGGGTTGATGTGAAGTTTGATATTGGTGCTGATGGTACTGTCACCCGAATTGAGTTTATCCGTTCAGAGCCGCACCATCTGTTTGATGAGCAGGTTGTAAAGGCGATGGCAAAATGGCGATTTGAGAAGGACAGGCCGCGTAAAGGCGTGAAGAAAACGTTTATCTTTAGTCCTTCTGCACCCTGATTATTTCATCAGAAATTAATTATCACTCTGTTGTTATTCTGTACATCCCGGCTGGGTAAGTCTTGTTCCGCCGGGTATGAAGATGAAATATTGTTGGAGGACAGTGGGTACCTGCTCCTGTAACCGAACGTTCATTTCTCGTTATTTGTCATGCTGGCCGTACGCAGATGCGTTGCATCTGTTGCCAGCCTTCTTCTGCAGGCTTCAATAACCCACGCTGAAAAGTGTAGTGGTCAAGTAATATTGGCCACGGTTTTACAGTAAAAATGGTATCTGTTCTCTGACTCTTCCGGCGTCAGCCCACCGTTATAATGGTGAGGTCTGACGCTGTTGTAGTAGTTCAATATGTAATCATTAATTTGCTGCCGGGCCTCGTCCTTGCCTGCGTAACCATTCGTTGGCACCCATTCTGTTTTCAGACTGCGGAAGAAGCGTTCCATGGGGCTGTTATCCCAGCAGTTTCCCCGCCGACTGACGCTTTGATTTATTCTGCAACGCCAGAGAAGTTGTTGA